AATCTATGGTTAGGGGGGGATGGGGGTTTGTCCGCGTCCTAACCCAATACGCCGATGAAACATCGTTTGACCAAGATATTGTCATCAAGCGCATTCCTAATCCAAAGGATGTGCGGCTCGATCCGAGCTTCGATGAGCCGGATGGAAGCGATTCAGAATGGGCGATCATTGGGACATGGGTTCCAAAGGATACGTTCAAGGCGGCTTTCCCTGGCTCCAAGATGACCCTATTCACGGATGCGGAATGGAAGGGCGTTGGGACACAGGCGCCTGAATGGGTGACTCAGGACGGCAAAGCCTGCCTAGTGGTGGAGTATTACAAGCGGATTCGAGAATCCGTGACAATTTACAAGCTTCATGATGGTTCAACCACGGAAGACAAGCCAGACGATATGAGTGGCGTCCAGTCCCGTAGGACGCTCAAGCCGAAGGTGCAATGGTTCAAATGCTCCGCGGTTGAGTGTCTGGATTCCACTGAATGGCCGGGGAAATACATTCCTATCATTCCCATCCTTGGCACCGAACTAACCCTAGATGGGGTCAGAACGTGGTCAGGGCTCATCCGAAGCGCCAAGGATCCGCAGCGGGCCTACAACTATTGGAAGTCGGCCCAAGCTGAAATGATCGCATTGGCTCCAAAGGCCCCGTTCCTTGCTCCCAAGGGTGCTATCACAAATGCCCTGCGAGGGGCATGGCAGAATGTCAACAAACGATCCATTTCAGTCCTTGAATATGAGCCGATTGTGAATGGCCAGCCCATCACGCCTCCTCATCGGGATATGGCCGAACCTCCAGTTAGGGCCATCACGGAGGCCATGGTTGGAGCCGTTGACGACCTCAAGGCCACAACGGGCATGTATGACCCGTCATTGGGCAACCGAGAAGCTTCCCAGTCTGGCGTAGCGATCCGTCAACTCCAAAAGCAGGGGGCGACCGGGAACTACCACTATCAGGACAATCTCTCACGGGCAATCCGACACCTCGGCCGCATCTTGGTTGATTTGATCCCAAAGGTTTACGATACCCAGCGCGTGATTCGCATCATCAAGCCGGATGAATCGGCGGACCTTGTGACCATCAATGGGCCAACCGGGAAGATGAACAAGGAAACCGGCGTTGAACGGGTTTACAAGCTAGGCGTTGGGACTTATGACGTTGCGGTGAGCGTAGGCCCAAGCTACCAGACCAAGCGCCAAGAGAATCTGGCACTCCTAGAGTCGATTATGCAAGGCCCAATGGGGCAGATGTTGGCTCAGGTTGCCCCTGATATCGTCGCATCGATGATGGATTTCAGCGTAGCGCCTCAGCTTGTGGAACGACTCAAGAAGACGTTGCCTCCCCAGTTGCAGGACAAGGAAGACGGCCAGGGACCGCAGATCCCACCCGAGGCAATGCAGCAGATGCAACAGATGGGACAGCAGCTACAGATGGCCCAGCAAGCGATTCAGGAGATCCAGGGGCAGAGCCAGCAAGCCCTGCAAGAGAATCAGTCGCTCAAGATCCAGATGCAGAACAAACAAGGTGAGATGCAGATCAAGGCCCAGGAGTTGGAACTGAAGGGCCAGGAAATGCAGCTCAAGCTCCATTCTGAGGCCGCTGGGGTTGAAATAGACCAGGCGAAGATGGACCTGGATCATCAAAAGCTAATGCTTGAGGCTCAGAAGCTCCAACTTGAAGAGATGCGGCTCACGTTGGAGGCTATCAACTCCCAGCGGCAATTGGAGCCTACTACTCCCGAGCATGTGCCAGAGCCCAATGAGCCCGAACCAAAGGACCAAGGATTAAGCCGTGAAGACCTCGCGGCATTATTCGAGGCCCAGACCTCTGTTTTCCGACAGGGTATGGAATCCCTAATGAACCAGCCTCCGAAAACTGTGACGTCCCAGCGCACCCCTAGCGGTATCACTGGCGCGATTGGGGGCAAATAATGGGGGTTGCTACAGGTGAGGATCTAGCCAGGTTGAATGCAATCGTCCGGCCCGTGGTGGATCTCAATGTCCAACCCAAACTAGACCCGTTGCAGCTTAACGAGGAAACCATCACAGACGAGGAACTGGCTTATATGGCCGTGTTCCTTATTAGGAACCGGTGGCGCCGTGCGTCATAAGGAGATCCCATGCCAACACTCATGAATATAGCATTAGGTGATGGTGTCACAACGCAATACCGGCTTCCGAACAATGCGGATATAGACCACCTATACCGAACTGTTCCAGTAATGTATGGGAACGGGATAACCGTGCTAACCAATCCTATTCCGATGTATTACATGAATAAGTTGAGTCTCTACAAAAACCAAGCCCTTTTGGTCGAAACGACCGATTACACCATCGATAGGACTACTGGAATTGCAACGATGTTGGTAGCTCCAATACCTGGCGATATCATTGGATACCTAAACTCCCCATTCTTCTACCGCACCGACTGGCAGGGCACGTATGCGCTGAGCCCGAACCCAAGAACGAACAAAGCTCTGAATAGTGAGAATTTCACGGCAGCTAATTGGGTGACCTACTTGGCCACTCGAACCACTGGAGTATCTGATCCACGAGGCGGGACAACCGCCGTCACCTACAATGCCACAGCAACCGGTGGGGGGTTCTACATGAGTCTCGCAACGGCGCAAGCGTTGCACACAACCAGCATTTGGCTGCGCCGAAGATCGGGGACGGGATTAGTCTACTTCTATCCCCCGGTTGGTTCAGGTTCCGCCAATGTGAATCCGACTAGCCAGTGGACTCGGTTCACCTTCACTGGGAATTCAGACCCAACTTATTTATGGATGCAGCTGGAGATTAAAACTGTTGGGGACGAATTTGATGTGGCCTTTGCTCAAGCCGAGTCTGGACCTGTTGCCACTTCCTACATCCCAACCGTAGCCTCCCCCGTCACCGTCACCGACTACACCATCAGCTCCGGCCTCGTGACGCTGGCGGATCCTTTGCCGGGTAGGAATAATGGACTAGAAGCATCCATTTTAAGTTGGGATGGAACGACTTTAGATCGGAATTGACCGGCGCAATCCCGCGCCTCACGGCTGGCTTTTGGCTGGCAGGAGAGCAAAAATGAGTGATGATCTTGTAATCTACGACCAGGAACCAGTGCCCGAACCTGAACCGGGTATCGAAACTCCTGTTCCTGAGACTGAACCCGAGCCAATCCCAGAACCGGATCACGAGGATGATGGTGAAGACACTCTCGCCGAGGATGCGACTCCCGAGGCCAAGGCAGAACACAAGCGCAAAGGCGGATATCAACGGAAACTAGAGAAGGAGCGGAGCGCAAGGGAGGAGGCCCAGGCACAGGCCGCTTACTATCGTGGTCTGGTGGAAGGCAGGACTCCACAGCAGGAACCAGCGAAGGCTCAGGAAACAGGTAAGCCCACTATCGAACAGTTTGAAACCTACGATGAATACAATGAAGCCCTAACAGATTGGAAGGTTGAAGAGAAACTAAAGGCAAGAGATGCCCAGAACGAGGGCAAACAGGTAGAAATTGCCTGGAAAAATGCTGAAACCATTGCGAAAACTAAATATAGCGATTATACTGATGTTGCAGATATTCGTAAGCTGGCGCCTACTGAGGCGATGGCAATGGCGATATTGCAGATGCCTGATGCTGGCACAGATGTTCTGTATTGGCTCGGTAAGCACCCGGAAGAGAACGAGCGCATCAAGGCTCTATCTCCCATGGCAACGGCGATTGCTCTTGGAGAGATTAAAGCTGGCCTCGTTAAACCTCCTGAGAAACCTAAACCAACCTCTCAGGCCCCGCGTCCTCCCGAACCAATGAAAGCAAGCGCGGCAATCGCAACGCCCAAGAACGATAGGGGATACGAGGTCTACTAGCCTAGAAAGGGCTAAACATGGCCAATAATACTTTCAATAACGTAGCTGAGATTACCAAGGGCGCGATGGATGTCCTTGAAAACAATCTCACCTTCACCAAGTTCGTAAACCGTCAGTATGACGACACCTTCCGCGATGGTGCCGCCAAACAGGGTGACACCACGAATATCCGCATCCCCGGATTCTATTCCGTGCGATCCGGTGCCGTGGCCAATCCCCAGGGCTATAACGACACGTTCAGGCCCGTTGTGCTGAACCAGTATGGCGTCGATCTCCAGTTCACTACCAAGGAACTGAAGCTCAATGTCGAAGACGGCGAAGCGTTCAAGACCAACGTCCTGAATCCGATGATTGCCCCTTTGGCTAACTTCATCGATCAGCAGGGTATGGCCCTTATGCCTCAGATCTGGCAGAGCACCGGCACCCCTGGCACCGCTCCAACCGACCTCCAGAGCTTCCTTGACGGTGGCGCTATCTTGGATGAGGCTGGCGTTCCTCGTGACGGCGAATGGTCTGCCATCATGGGACCGCGCACCCAATCCAGCGTCATCGGTGGCTTGAAGACCCTCTTCAATCCCAATGATGACATCGCCGAACAGTATCGCCAGGGCACCATGGGCCGTTTGGCTGGTGGTTTCAAGTTCTCGATGGACCAGAACACCCCTGCTCAGATCTTTGGGCCTTTGGGTGGATCTCCCACCGTGCAGACGACCATCACCACGGATGGCTTGACCGCCGTATCTTCCACCGGCTGGACCGCCGCCGCTGCTGCCCGATTGAACGCTGGTGACATCTTCACCATCGCCAACGTCTACAAGGTCAACCCCCAGAGCAAGCTCAGCACGGGCCAGCTTCAGCAGTTTGTCGTGACGGCTAATTTCAGTTCTGATGGCTCCGGCAACGGTTCTATCAGCATTCAGCCTGCGATTCAGTTGACTGGGCCTAACCAGAACGTGAACAGCTACCCCGTTTCCGGCGCTGCGATCACTCCTCTGTCGGCTGCTAACAAAGTAAGCCAGATCAACAGTGTTTTCCATCGGGACGCATTCGGCCTTATCTGCGCCGATCTTCCCAAGCCCCCCAACGTGGAATGCACCCGCGTTCGTTCTCCCCGGCTCAACATCGCTATGCGAATGGTCCGAGGCTACAACGTGACCCAGGACACCGAGCTCTACCGCCTCGATGTGCTGATGGGCTGGGCGATCCTCCGCCCGACTCTCGCTTGCCGCGTTCAGGGCTAATCCTAAACCTCAAAAGGAGAATGAAACATGCCTAGCACCCCTTACAATACCGTTGATGGCGTGGCCGTCCCTGGGGTAGTCAGTATTCCTGTGAACTACCCTCTTGCCGGGATCACTGGGAACATCGATATCCTCACGGATTACGTGGTCCCCTTCTCGTTCCAGCCTTTGGCCCTTCGTGCTGCCGTGACTACGGTAGCTTCTACCGCGTCCAAGCTGGCAACCATCGGCCTCTCCGTTGGGCCTACTGGGTCCGCTGTGGCCGTTCCTGGAGCCTCCATTGCGCTTACGACTGCTACCGTGACCCCGTTGGGTAAGATCTTCATCGCCAACGCTACCCCTGCGACTCCCACGGCTCCCGCCGTGACGTATCCCGCAGGCACCAAGATCAACCTCAAGGCAACTGGCGTGACGGCCTTTGTCGAAGGTTCGATGAGTTTCATCATCGACCTGCGCAATATGGACGAAACCTAATCGGATGCTATAATGGGGGGGGCTTCGGTCCCCCCTATTTTTAAGAGGTTCCGATGTTCCCAAAGTTCAAGCATCACCGCACCTTGCCGCCCATCATTGTCAATGCCAAGGGAGAAGAGGATGCATTAGGCCCAGGTTGGGCAGATTCGATGCTTTCCTTTGGGGTCATTACTTGCCCTGAGGAGGGCCAGGGGACCTATGACCCTGACTTTGATATAATGAAGTCAGAGCAAGAATTGCCCATAGATCCACCCAAGCGCAAGGGCGGACGCCCACGGAAGGTGATTGAATGACGACCGTCCTGGATATCATCACGGATGCTATGGGAGAGCTTGGCCTAGTCGATCCAGACAGTCCAATCGAAGCAGGGCAAGCGAACTATGGGCTCCGAGTTCTAAACCGGATGCTTTCCATGTGGTCTACCGAAGACCTAATGGTTTACACGGTCAACCGTCAAACTTTTGACTTAGTGGCAGGTCAGCAGGTATACACCATCGGGACGGGTGGGAATTTCAACATCCCTCGCCCTGTAAAGATCGAGCGAGCGTCTGCCCTGATTGCAGGGACGCTACCACTAGAGATCCCCATCAAGATCATCGATGACCAGGAGTGGCAAGGAATCAGCCTCAAGCAGACTGGATCAACCTTCCCGACAAAACTCTGGATTACGAATGATGTTCCACTGAATAATCTTTGGTTCTGGCCTTTGCCCAAGGACTCGACCGTAAAGGTAATCCTTTACGTCTGGGGGTTGATGGGTGCTTACACCACGCTCCAAGATCAGATAATCTTGCCGCTAGGGTATGAAGAGGCGCTGGTGACTAACCTGGCTATATTCCTTTCCAATGCCTACGGGACTGGGCCGCTTCCAGTTCTCCAGGCGCGGGCCATGGGTAGCAAGAATGCCATTATGTCCCAGAACCTAGAACCGATGTATGCGTCATGTGATTCTGCTTTGGTCGGGCGGGGCGCGGTCCCGCTGGCTATTCGTGTCCAGGGTTTGCTAGTCGATTGAGGTGATCCATGAAAAAGATGATGAAGGAAGTCGGGATGCCCAAGGGTGCAACCAAGATGGCAAAGAAGATGGATGAAAAGATCGACATCAAGAAGGGACTCAAGGAAGGATCTCCCGCCGATCTGAAAGCCGACAAGGCCATCTCCAAGAAATACGGGAAGAAAGTCACCTACTAATGCCAAGAATCCCTTTCATCGGTGCCACGTATACCCTGCAATCGATCAGGGCAGATTGCCAGCGGTGCATCAATATGTATCCCGAGGCAATCGAGAGCGGTGATGGTGCCAATGGAGAGAAGGGGGCACTCTTCCAGGTTCCAGGGTTGACCAAGAAGATCACGGTGGGAGATGGGCCTATCCGAGGGCTTTATTTCCTTTCAACCGGTCGGCTAGCCGTGGTGAGCGGGAACAAGCTATTCAGGATCGATGCCGACTGGAGTTCCACCTTTATCGGGTATCTTGTGACCTCCACGGGATATGTGGAGATGCAGGACAATGGAACACAGCTAATGATCGTCGATGGAGCTAGGGGCTACGTGGTAGACCTAACAACTGGGGTATTCAACCAGATTGCCAGCGGTGACTTTGTTAGCTCCAACCGGTTAGCTTACATGGACGGGTATTTCATCACCGATATCCCAGCATCAGGCCAGTTTGGGATCAGTTCGCTTTACGATGGCACTTCCTGGCCCGCCTTGGACGTTGCCAGCGCAGAGGGTTCTCCTGACCCCGTGGTGGGCGTTCTGGTGAATCAGCGTCAACTATGGGTAGCAGGGACTCAAAGCATTGAGGTTTACTGGGATTCCGGGGATAACACCTTTCCCTTCACCCGTATCGAAGGCAGCTTGATTGAGTTCGGATGCTCGGCGCCTGCCACGTTCCAGAAGTTCGGTGGGACGGTTGCTTGGCTTAATAATGGGGGCCAGGTCATGGCAGCGGAGGGGTATAAGCCGGTCCGAATCTCCAACTTCGCAGTAGAAGAGGCCATCAAGAACACCGATAATATAGGACTTTCAACAGCCTTTTCATACAAGGATGGAGGCCATACATTCTATGTTCTCAACCTTACGGGATCAGATACGACCTGGGTTTACGACCTCGCTACCCGCCAATGGCATGAGCGGGTTGAGCTTCTTGGGGGCATTCAATACGCTTCTAGAGTTTCCTGCCATGCCCAAGCCTACGGTTTCAACCTCGCCGGGGATTCATCCGATGGGAGGATTTACATCTATGATTCAGCCGCCTATTCCAATGACGGGGACGTTCTATTCCGACGACGAAGGGCACCCCATCTAACGAATAACCTTAACCGGTTCATTGTGGATATGTTCCAGTTAGACCTCGATACTGGCTATGGAGAGAACACAGGCCAAGGTCAATCCCCTAACGTGATGCTTCGAGTCTCAAAGGATGGTGGCCGGACATGGGGTAAGGAACGCTGGGTTTCAGCGGGCCAGATCGGCGCATTCAGGAC